GTACCCAGCCGGAGATTGAAGAGCTACAACAGCAGGCTGCACAGGCCCAAGCCGAAATGGAAGCCCAGGGCCAAGAAATGCCGCAACCAGAAGGGGGACAGCAAGGTGGGATGGCATAATTTAGAGTCGACTGACGCGACAGAGCGACAAACAGAACAAAGCGACAAACACAAAGAGGCGCTGCGAGCGTTGGGAATTGCCGCTCGCAAAGCGGTGGACGGTGACCAGCAAACACCGTTGAAAAATTATCTTATGACCAAAGCTCACACGGTGAGTTTTCGACCAAGCGTTTCTTCGGAAGAAGTGGCGTTTCTTGAGGGGCAGCGTTCTTTGGCGCTGCAGATTCTTAAACTAGCAGGAGAAATCCAATGAGTGACGAGGCATACGCGGACGAAACTGCCGCCCCCTCCGCTCCCGAAGAGGCACCCCAGGAAGAGGTAACTCAGGAAGAGCAGGGCGGAATTCTTGACAATGTTGAGCCGGCAGCTTCTGAGCAGCCTGATGATACTGAGTATGTGAACACCCCGGAAAAACCGCCGGAGGAGCCGACCGAGGAAGAACGCCCGGAATGGCTGCCGGAAAAATTTAAGACGCCGGAAGAGCTGGTCAAAGCCTACAATGAAATGGGCAAGAAAATCCGCGAGAAATCAGAGCCGCCGGAAAGCTATGAAATTCAGCTTGAAGACGGGACGGATTTGGAGTTGACGGAAGAGGATGTTCAGACATTCAAAGACGTTGGCCTAACCAATGACCAAGCTAAACACCTGAGTCAGTACTTCCACGATACGGTCATGCCTTCGCTGATTGAAGCCAAAACTGAAATCGAGGTCGAAAGGCTGGCAAACGAATGGAGCATGCCGGCAGACAGCAATGAGTTTCAGCAGCAGCTTGCTAAGGCCAAAGCGTGGGCAAACCAAAACTTGCCGGACGCTGTTACGCAGGAATTGTCTAGGTCAGCTAAAGGCGTACAGACCATAGTTAGCTTGATGGAACAAGGTGCTAGAGGCAATAAGGCAGTCGGGGAAAATTCTTCGCCACGGCCAGCCAAGACTGATTTGATGAATCTGATGAATGACGAACGGTATTGGAACGGTGATGAAGATTATCGCCAGTACGTCCGTCAGCAGTTTGAGCGAGCGTTTGACTAAAACATTGACAGAATTGGGGCCGGGGGATATCCTCGGCCCTGACTGCTGAAAGTTGGCTTACCCGGCGACGGCCCCAACGTCAGCAAAATTGCCGGAAACTGGCCCCGTATAGGCTCACCCAGTTGTAGGCATAAGGTAAAAACTTTTACTTTATACTGAGTGAGGACTTAATAATGGCTACCACTGTACCTGTCTCTTTCATTGAGCAGTACGAGGCCGAGGTAAAGCAGGTCTATCAGCGGGAAGGCTCGCTGCTGCGTAATACCATTCGGACCCGTACTCAGGTTAACGCCGAGCGTGTCTATTTCCCTGTGCTGGGCAAGGGCTCTGCGACGGCTAAAGCGCGGCATGCTGATGTTACGCCGATGGATCTTGAGCACACCCGGGCTTTCGCTACCATGGAAGACCACTATGCTCCTGAGTACATCGACGAACTGGACCAGGCCAAGCTGAACTGGTCGCTGGCTTCTGAGTATGCTCGGGCCTCGGGTAACGCGCTGGGTCGCAAGACTGATGACATCATCATCGACGCGATGACCAACACCAGCAATGTGACTGATCCTAACTCGCTGGACGGCGCTGCCGGCGGTGTACTGACGCTGAAGACCATCGCTGAGATTTCTCGGCTGCACAACGCCGCTGATGTCCCGCTGGACAACATGCGGTACGCGGTTGTGAGCCCTGAGACTCATGCGGAGCTTCTGCAGCTGTCTGAGGCCACCAGCAGTGATTTCACCACCACCCAGCTGCTCATGAACGCTCGTGAGCCGGCCATGTGGATGGGCTATCGTTGGGTCATGCACACGGGTCTGCCGGACGGTGTGAAGGGCTACTTCTACCACATGCAGTCTGTCGGCCATGGCATCTCTCGTGATGTGACCACCGAGGTCAACTACATCGCGCAGAAGGTCGCTTTCTTGGTCAACTCCTACATGAGCATGGGTGCCACGATCATCGACGAGCCTGGCATCATTAAGCTCGAAGAAAGTTAAGGAGGGCTGAGATATGGCTTTCAACCGTGAAGAACTGAGCCAGATGGCTTACACTGGAGCCGGAACGGGCAATGCGTTCTGGTTCTACACCAACAGCGATGAGGACACTGTAACTTCCTCTGGCTACTTCGACGATGCGTCGGAGGAGCTGCGCGTCGGGGATCTTATCTTCGACGTGGACGGAGCGGGTTTTGTAGCAGTGTCTGCTATTTCTGACGGTGCGGTTACTGTAGTCACTGTGCCAGGAGCCTAAGGCATAGGGAGGCATCCTAATGGCGAGTCGCCTTGAAGTCGTAAACGACGGATTGGTTAGGCTTGGGGTGCCTCCCTTGGCCTCTCTTGCAGACCAAGGAGCGCANGCNATTGCGGCTGATAGCATCTATCAGACCGTGGCCGAGTCNGCACTTGCTGAACACCCTTGGTCGTTTGCCTTGCGCGAACAGCGCCTGCCCAAGCTGGAGATTGAGGAAGAAGACCGCCGAAACTTCCGGTTTGACTTTGCTTATCAGCTTCCTGGCGATCGGCTAAGAGTTTTAGGGCTTCGCAGCCATGACGAATATCGTTTGGCCGGCGACCAGCTCTACACCAACGACAGAGACGCCTATGTGATCTATGTAGCTAACGTAGATGAAGCGCAGTGGCCGTCGTATTTTTCTAAGCTAGTTTCCTTCTCTTTTGCTGCATCTGTAGCAATAACGCTGACTGAGCAGACCACCCGTGCGGACTTGATGTACCGGCTAACCGATGAGCAGCGGCGCACGGCACGGAATGTGGACTCTCAGCAGACGCCCCCGTTTGTGTTTGACCTAATGCGAATTTACACACGGCGCACACATAACCCGTTGACAAGCGCATGAGTACAGCGTTTTCTCATACTACCGGCTTTACGCGGGGCGAAGTTGAATCTTCGCTTTTTGACCGTTTTGATGTCGATTTTTACCGTGCCGCTAGCAAGCGCGTAGAGAATTGGTTTCCCGATGTAACGGGAGCGTTGGAGCGCCGTCCTGGGTTTAAACCTGTAGGCAACACCACACAACCGTTTGGTGATGTTTCATTTTTGGTCCCTGAGTACCCAGAAGAGATTGACCCGAGCGTAGATTGTGGTCAATTTTTCATGCGGACGTTTGTGTTTCGTGGCACGACTTACCTGCTTATTTTTCGGCAAGTATGTGAGTCGGGGTGGCGCACTGTAACGATTACTTGCGAGCGGCTAAACGGCAATGACGAATTGTCTAATGAGTTCGAAGACATTTACCTTGTTCACTACTCAAACGATTCCCAAAATTTAGTTGCTGCGCTGAACAGCGCTGGGAAAGACATACCGCCGGATTCTTTTGATGGGAACACTCCGGATGAGTTTTCAGACAACCTAGCTCGGAATGTTTGTTTGGCGCAGGTTGGTCCGGCTGTGTTTGTAACATCGCCTTTGTTCCCTCCATACCGAGTGTTTGTCAGTCCAGATAAGTCCGCCAATGTAGAAAGGGTGCAATTTTTTCAAGAACTAATTGGGACAGTTGAGATAGAAGCTGGCAAAAAGAACTGGGAAGGGGAGGATACGCTGTTCGAAGACCAGTTGTCGGTTGGGGACAGTTTTTTCTTCAGAGGCGACGAATACACTGTAGACAATATTAGCTCCCAGACAAAAATGACTTCTAACGAGGAGTTCACCACGGAAACGTTTTCGGTCGCCGGCGAGCGGATCGTAAAAAAGACAGCCGTGTTCGATACTGACTGGCCCCGGCTGTGCGCTTTCTACAAAGGCCGTCTGACATTGTTTTCCACGCGCACCAAGCCAGTCGGTTTTTTTGCAAGCCAAAGCAACAATCCATTCGTTATTATTCCCGGCAGTGTTTACGACGATGCGCCCATCGAGGTTGAACTTTTAACGGAAGGCGCAGAGTCTTTTCGCTGGGTGTCTGCGGATGCGCGGATTCTTCTTGGTGGCGAGCAGGCTGAATACATTATCGACACGCTAAGCGACCAGCCGCTGACGCCTACAGACTTTTCTTTTTTCCGTGTAGCGAATAATGGAGGGGCCTCGCTACAGCCATTTTCGTCAGACGCATCGACGGTGTTTGTTAACCGAGGCGGTAACCGCGTCCAATCGGTGCAGTTTAACGACCAGCGGGCAGGGTTCGTTGGGCAGGATTTAAGTTTGCTGGCGCCGCATTTGTTTCAGAACCGTATTAACGATTTGACTTTTCGCCCTGGCACAAGAAATGACCGAGCCCCAAGGATTTTTGCGTTGACCGAGGCACAAGAGCTTCGTTCTTGTACGTTTGCCGAACAGGAGCAAGTTGTTGCGTGGAATCGGATGTCTTTGGCAGACGGCTATGAGTTCAGGGCAATTGCTACTTCGCCGGACGACATGTACGCCTTAGTGCGAACCCCTACCAACCAGTTTGTTTTGACGGTACTTGATGTACGGAATGACGAATTTTACCAAGTGGATTTCGAGCTTCGGTACAACGCTTCTGAAGGTGTCGTTTCCGGGCTAAACACTATCCACCAAAATAGTACGGTGGTAGTTTTGGACGGCAGTCGGTTTGTTGGGTTTTTTGAGACCGACGGTTCTGGGTCTTTAGACCTTGGCGACAGCGAAATTGATGGGCAAGTCATTGTCGGCGTTACTTACGCCTCGGTACTACAAATGCTGCCTGTGGTAACAGACAACCGAGGGCGGGGGGAAAGCCTTAACCAAAAACACCGCCTTCTGCGGGTAATTGTAAGTGTAGAAGAAGCGTACCAGCTTGCAGTAAATGACCGTCAGTTTTTTGGTACAGTAGCCCAGAACGAAGAGACAGGTTTTGCAAAGCGGCAGGGGTCATTTGAGCAACGGTTTTTGGGCTGGACGGAGAGGCCGGAAACTGAACTGTCGGTTACCAGTTTGTACCGTGCTAAACTGCGGTCAGTGACGCGGGAGGTTCAAATCTGATGCTTAGTGCAATCCTTTTCGGAGCGCGAGCAGGTGTCAGTCTGTTCGAAGCCAGGTCCCAAGCACGAGCGTCTCAGCAGCAGATGGAAGCCGAGATTGAACGGGCGGGCATTACGGCTGGTCGGGCGGCGTTTGCTGGTCCGCTTGAGCGGTTTCAGATTCGTCAACAGGCCCGCTTCCAAGAGCAAACTAGAGCTAGGGATTTTTCGTCGCGGCTTGCTTCACAGCGGGCCTCTGCTGGCGCCTCCGGGATTATAGGCGGGCGCACCCAGCGACTTATACGCGCTCGCTCGCAGGCGGAGT